TAGTATCTCATCTTCAGAAAATTTTGAATGTGGGTGTTTTGATCCCTGACAATATAATAAATTCGATTGAGCGTGTTTTGAGTTTTCTTTATTACTCGCCCATTCAAGATTTTCAGATTTATTGTTTTCTTTATTACCATCTTTATGGTTTACTTGTGTTTTACCTCTTTTTTTACCATCAACAAAACATGTCGCAACTAATCTGTGGATTTTATACTGGGTAGTAGTTCCTTTCGAACTCGTGATATTTACATAACAATATCCACGCTCGGTTTGGAAAATCTGCAACTCCCTTCCTTTATACCATTTCTCTTTCCCATCTTTAGTATAAGAAATTCGATCAACGCTTCTTATTTTACCGAGGTTGCTAACTTCATATAAATGCCCTTCTAGTTCAAGTATTTTCCATTCTTCATTCATATTTTCGTCCCCCCCATTCCGCGAAGGCTGCGAGGACTTCAAATTGTTCGATCCTAGTCAATTTTCTGAGAGCTGACAATTCCTCTCCGCCCAACATATCGCTTCTAATACAATCCCACATATAAAAAATAGTTTGCATAGGCCAATCACCACTATCCTTATCTGCATAAGCTTCTAACCACTCCAACACGACCTGCTGGTTTTCGTTGAGTTTTGGCTTTTTGCCAGGAGGAGTACATTTTTCTCTACATGGCCTCTTAGTACCGATGGACCTTATTATTTTTTCATCCATACGACCCCACCTACACTTTCTCGACTGACACTTTAAATTGTAAATAACTTGGCTCGTTAGCGGATCTATCCTCTCTGAGCGTTAAAATTCCACCTCAAAACTGTGTTAGACTGAAGATGTACGAAAACAGCCTCATGAAACATTTCTCTGAGAACAAATCTATACAAAAACTAAAATTGAAATGGAGTTGGAATTATGAAATTAGGTTTTATAAAGTCAAATTTTCCAAATGAGCGTCGCGTCCCTTTGTTACCTGAACATATCAAGCAATTCACCAATTCAATTTATATCGAAAATGGTTTTGGTGACTCTCTAGGTATTCCTGATGAGGATTATCGAAAAGCAGGCTGCACAGTTTTGACTCGTTCTGAAATTTTTGCTTCATGTGAGGGAATCTTCTCGCTCAAACTCCTCCAACCATCTGATTACGACTTGATTCGTCAAAATCAGATGATTATTGGTTGGACTCATCCACTGGGATCAGGTAAAGAATTTATGGAGACTCAAGCGATTCCTAAAAATCTCTATATTCTTGATATCGATAATCAAAGCCCCACGATGTACTATCAGGGAAAGGCTTATCCCACACAGTTGATTCCTAAAAACTTTGTTTATCAAAACAGCTTCTATGCTGGTTATGCAGGAGTATTACATGCTCTCTTAAGTTTTGGCTTATTACCAAATAGTAATTGTGAGATTGCTATTTTAGGGTCCGGAAATGCAGCTCAAGGTGCTTTCCATGCGATCTCAAAAATTTCTTCTTCTGTCCGACTTTTTTATCGAAAAACACTTCCGCAATTCAAACAACAACTTTCTAAATACTCGATTATCATTAACGGCATTGAAGTGGGCGATTCGGGTAAGCCCATTATGACTATTGCAGAGCAAGGGCAGTTAAAAACGGGGGCCTTTATTATTGATATAGCAGCGGACGCTGGAAATGCAATTGAAGGAAATCAGACAACGACCGTGCCTGATCCGATCTATCAAAAAAATGGTATTTATTACTATACTTTACCTAACACGCCTACCTTCGCTTACCGAAATGTCAGCCAAATCCTAAGCGAACAATTTAGTAAGTACATTTTCAAAAATGATATTTCAGCCTTCATTGATGAAATTGAAGACAAATATTAATGTTGAACAATAGTTCAACTCCACTGGCAATCTTTTTCAAATCTTATTTCAGATGTTATTGCTAGGTTGAGTAGCCGACTCATCTGATGTTTGTTAAAACGTTTATAAACTTCTCAAAAATATACGTGTTATACTAATGCAGAGCTAAAGAAACAGTCGAAGTACATCATTTTAGCTCTAAGCCAGTTGCGGAAACAGCTGGTTTTATTCATCCTTCATGGTCCTTATTACGTTTTACTTACGTTGTTCCTCGTATTCACATTAAAGGGCTTTTTGATGTTATAGTTATTGAGTACCACGAGGATGTGAAAACAATGATTAACTTTTATCCTGTACACGTTTATGTTTCTAATTATCGAATGTACTCTTCCCTAGAAAAAGCCCATTTCAATAATTCTAAATCCAAAAATATTACAAGTATATTTGCCGTTTTAAATTTGAAGGAAATCAAATCAATGAAAATGAATCTGTTTATCTACGACATTGATATCAATAGTTTTGATACAATGAAAAGCGCTGTGAATAATTGTAAAAAAATTATGAATAAATAGGTCCTGTCTTTTACACTGAGTTAACTGCTCAGTGTTTTTTCTTCAATAAACTGAGTTAGTTGGTTTATTAAAACTATCTTTTTACCCCTTAAAAAAATTGCTTGTGGTAAAAATAATTCGCAGAAGGTGAGTATCTATGTCCATTGAATTAGAACGTTCTCTTGAATTAAGAAAGTTGCACTTAGAAAAAGAAGATCAAGAGTGTAATCATGAGTATGAAAAAGAGTTTTTTAACGATATTCCCACTGGAGATTATGCTTGTAAAAAATGTGGTAAATCTATTTCTAAATCCTTTTACATTGAACTAATGAAGGTTAAACAAGCATTAGATTAGTTTAATGATTCTCCTTTATTGACGTGGGTTACCGGATAATTTCAGATAGTTCTATTCAATTATGTTACACTCAACAGAAGAGGTGATTTTTATGTTAAGAACACAAATTGATGTTGTTTCTTTAATGAAATCAGTTTCATTGCGCGTAGCTGATTCTTTCGACAGCGCTTCTGTTATTGCAGAATTTAAAACTCCTGAAGAATTGCTAGCATATTCAGAAAAAAATTTTGATTTCTTTTCTGAGGAATTTCTAAAGTCCTTCCGTAAAGATTTTCAAGACGCTTATGTCACTGAGATAATCAAACAATTAAAAGAACAAAGTGTGTCCTTTAATTAGACTCTAAAGCAGAGTCTTTTTTATTTATGCAACTTCTTCCTTGATTCCCGTCGTTAGTTGACCAATCTTCTTCTGAAACCATGTCAATGATTTCTACGGCAACAATGTAATCTGATAAGTCGTCCCATTCACCTTCATCTATTAGTTCTTCGCCATGTTCACCTTTTAATACCATGCTGTACCACTCATCTCCAAGGTCTTTGAGTTGTGCATTATTGTCTACAAATGTCATATTATACAAATCGTCAGCATCAACTCTTAATAGACTTGCGCCCTTAGTATTGCCCTTGACACGATAAGTTACATATCCTTTGTATTTCCCTATTTGAAAAGTGACTTTAATAGTTTTAATTCCCCAGTGAATGTTTAAATCATAATTTTCCATATTTTTCCCTCCATGATAGCCCCAGTTACCGGAGCTTTTCTCGTTCTTTTTCTGCAAGCTCCTGAAAGGTTTCATCTTTTAAAAGTTCAGCAATTGTGCCGCCAGCTTCAATGAATTTGTCTGTGTACTTTAACCGGTCCTTTTGCGCTTTGTTCAGAGCGTTACTCGCCGCTTTGAATTTTGCTCGTTCTTCATAGTATTCATCGTCTAAACCGAAATACACTTTCAAAGCTAAAACTAACTCTTCAAACGTCTTGCTTTCCTCGATAAAATCTGCAACTGCACTTTGGTCTGCAGCTTCTCTAATATCTAATGGAAAATCATCATCTAAATTGATGTCGGATAAATTATTTTTCGATTCCATCAGCATTCTACCCATACTGCATCTACGGCTTTCTCAATCACATCGATAAGGTTAAGATGATCATTGTTCATAGTTCCATAATAAACGTTCATGATATTGTCGCTTGGCTCTTCATCGTGGATCGCATTTTGTAGCAACCCATAAAATTCCTCTTCAAAAGATAAGACCCTTTCTGATAACTCCACTAGCTTATTACTTATCAGCGAGAAATCATCTTTCTCAACGAGTGTTTTAAGCTCTCTCTCGATAAGAGAAAACCTCACTTTTCTATAAACATCCATAACAACAAACATTTTCTTTTCATGTTCAGAAAAATCGCTGTCTCTTGTTTCCTTAAATTCATCTGATTGAAAATGCTCGCTAACATGCTTAACAACTAGCGGCACTGCAATATTTTTTTGAATTTCATCTACATTTTGCATTGTATTAGTTCCTTTCGATGTGGTTTTAGCGTTACATAATGGACAGGGAACACATTTCATTACTCCAATGTGATCATTCCCCTGCCAAACTACTTTTTCTCCTGAGCAAATCGGACATTTCATTTTTGTTGTTCCTCGCTTAAAGCATCCGACAAATCAGAAGCTGTGCCGACTATCAAAATCAAATCCTGTTGAATTGCTTCTTTATTGTCAAAATCACTTTCTAATTGATTTTTTACGCCTTGTACTAAAGTTTCTAGATGCTTAACTAATGATCTTGTATTGTTCTTTTTAACTCTCATTCGGATTGATTCTCCATTCTTAAAATATTGGTTTATTCCTCTTGTCTTTCGTACTTTTGGTAAATTTGATAACGTGGCCATCCACGCCTTTATATATCCGACTGATGATTTTTGGATTATAGATTTCTTCTAACTCTCTGCTATTCAAATTTGTAGTGATTATGGTTCGCTGTCTTGCGTTCAGTACGCCGAAAATTACGTTTTGGATATATTCCCCTGCTTCTCGGTTCTCACGCTTAAATGACGATTCAGAGCCTAAATCATCCAATACTAATAAATCGACATTCGATAGTAAATCAGTCATGTTTAATTCTGTATATTTGCTGTCCGGCTTACCGAAACTCGATTTAATCAATCTGAACATATCATTCAACGAAATGAATAGACAACTAACTAACTCTTCTGAGTGATCATTAACCGCCTGCAGCATGGACATAGCTAAATGGGATTTGCCGACTCCTGGCACGCCTGAAAAAATTGTGTTGAACTTGTCCAACTCGGATAGCTCTTTCTTAGCCTGTTCTCTCTCAGAGTCGTCTAGGTCTTTATTTGCGATGATTCGCTGACACCTTTTTTCCTCTTGCAAACTTTTCATGTAGCCGCCAGCTGATAATCTTGCTAATTTCAAAGCGTCAGCAGACTCTTGTCCATCGGGAACATAGTTATCAAAAGATGTGGTCCATAACTTGGGATCACCGACAATTGAATCAGTTTTCAGAACTTCAATCGTTCGCCGCCTTAGGTGTCTCATGGATGCTTGCTTTCCTTCTTCTTGTTCCGCCTCTATAAGCTGTTGTTTCCTACATTCAGTACAAAACGGTTTTAAGGTTCTCAACTGAACGAAAGGCTTACCGTGTTCCGGACAAATTTCTTTTGTTTCTTTCAACTCATTCAATAATGGGAAATCCATTTAGAACACCACCGTACTATTTGAGGTTCTTTCTTCTTTCGCTGGATGTTGTTCATTCAAGTAACCATCGAACTTATTTGAAAAGAGTGTTTCTGGTCTTAGGTATTTGTTCATTTTTGGGTTGTCTAGCCATTCGGCTACTTTATTGTCAATGACCTTGATAAACTCGTCATACCGCTGGCCTTCATTCCACCGTGCCTTGATAAGACTCTTCCATTTCTCGGTTACTTTGAAAGATCTGCCAGTTTTTTCGTTCAGGTAATTAATAATGTCTGAATAAGGGATCGGGTCGGGCTTGCTCGACATATGGTTTTTATTATCACTGTTACTTTTAAGACTGTTACTTTTAAGACTGTTAATATTAGTGGGTACATTTTGTACCGGTACGCCTTGTACCCTTACGCTTTGTACCGGTACGTTTTGTACCGATACAGTTTTAGGCAGTGTATAGATATTGTTACTAAATCCATTCTCAGTTCTTTTACGTTCAATTCGCACATAGTTAGAATCCTTGAGTTGCTTCATATGACGTTGAAATCTTTTCTCGCTTATTGTTAAATCGTGACAAATCAAATCAATAGCCGGAAACGCTGTGTCTCCTGCACCGCAATATGAACACAGATATGCATAAATTGCTTTTGCCTCAACGGATAATTTCGCATCCTTCATTACTAGCTTGGGAATCATCCCATATCCTTTAGCTAGTAAATCTTCTTGCTTAAGACTATTTTTATCCATGCCTCCACCTACTTACTTTCTATTTCATTTGTTGCATTACTTGCTGTTGTCATGGTAATATTTACGAAATACTAGCTTTATTTTTCTTCGCTTACTTCGTTTGCAGACGAGGTAGGCTTATTTTTTTGTTTAGTTTTGAAAATGAATTGCTCAAAAAGCATAACTAAATCCGCGCTTATTTCACGACTATTTGATAGACCCCTTATCAAAACTTCTAATAGACTAGCAGCCTTTATGTGTTCTCCATTCTTTGTATCCAATGTTTCGATATGTTCTAACGCGAAATCCATACTGTGTGCGATTTGCTCCATCTCAATCACAATGGTGTTTATGTTACTGCAAAATATTTCAGCTTCTTTAAGAACTTCATCTAGTCCAGGTTTATCAACCATTGAACGCTTACCGCAATTAAAACCAATCTGAAACATATAATGCATAATGCTTACTCGTTCCTTGGGATACTTTTTTAGTAAATATTCTGCTAAATCAAGAACATCTCGATGAAACGGTTCACTTCCAATTACTCTTTCATCTTCTTCAAAGCCCAGCCCGTATTTTAGATATGGTGATTCGTTACTACTCATTTTCTATTCCTCCGATTCATCAATATGTTTAGATATTTGTTTAATTGATTCGCTTACCTCTTCCAGATTATCCATCAAATGATCAAGTCCTTGTTCATTTGATAAGGAATAGATAATGGATTCATTGTCACCTCGTACTATTTGAAAACCCAAGCAGGATAAATAATTAACGCTCAAATCAATTAATGAAGCTGCTTTTGATAATTGTTTCGTCTGTTCTCCTTTATTCATTTTTCCGCTCCCTTCCTTTGGCTATATTCCCATTCGTCATACTTCATAAACAGCAGCAATCCAACTCCGACAAACAAACATATTTTCAGTAGCATAGGTAGGAAGGTAGCGACACCGCCGAGCAAAAAAGCGACTAAAATGAGATTGATTTTTTTATTCATCGATCTACTCCTCTTCCAGCTCGTCAAGTTCTTTTTGGATTGTTTTTAGCTCTTGAACCAACTTAGATACATGATCAAGACACTTAGTAGGTGTGTCTAAATCTTTATTTATAACTAGGAATTGCTGTTTCATCACTTTACTGTTTTTTAAGTAAGTGTTTAACCGCTTTCCTTCTGAAAAGAACTGAATGAAAATTGTCTCGCCGTTTTCTCCTTGTGTCGTATATCCTGACAATCCGTCAGCTGTTTCTAAAATTGAACCACCAATAAATGATTCAATGGTAGGAAACTTGTCCGTCATATCTTTGAAAATCGGAGTACCTTGTATGAACGCATCTAAAACAAAATCAATTTCTGAAAAAACTTGTCCCTGCTTACCCCATAATTCTTCTAGTTTATTCATTTTCTTTATTTCCTTTCTCTAATTCAATAATTTCTAACTGTTTTGGTGTCATTCGAATTTCTTTAGCTGTTAAATCTGAGAAACTAATATTTTCTAAAAAAGCTACCGCCTTATCAAAATCCACTCTGCGGATCAAAACATACTTTCGCACCCCAAAATGATGTTTTAGCCTTGACCAAAGTACTCGTTGAAATTGACCATGCTTGGCCATTTCTAAATTGTATGAACATCTTTCCGAGTCTATAAAATATATTCTCGTGAAAGCACTCGCCTTCTTACCAACAATTGATTGTAATGCCAAACATTCTGCCTCATTTACCGTAATACTATCCGATACTTTTTTTAACAAAGTTGAGGTCTGCTCAAACTTATGGTCCATATCAACTTTCATGTCTGAAACGTCATCTTTCATAGAGCGCATTTCTTCAACTAGTATCAATTGATTTTTTAGTGTTTGTTCCAACTCCATTAACTGATTACTCATTAATGATCTCCCCTTCCAAAATTTCACTTGTTCCAACCGCTTTAAGATCGTTTACAAATCTTTCAAGTCTTTCAATCATAAAATCAAACTCTCTTTTCGCTAAACTATCGTGGTCAAAAATGCTTGATAAATCTAAATAGACCAAACCACCGGATAAAGTAATGAACTCGTTTGATTTTTCTATTAAGTCAGATAGCTTCTTATAGTCATGTATAAGTTGTTGCGTGCTGGAAAGCTTTCCCTCAGCCTGCTCAATTGCTTTTGACAACTTATCGTATTTCGCTGATTTTTCTTCTACTTCTTGACGTTCAACCCGTAACTTCCGAAGCTCTTCTTCAGTTTTTTTATTGCGTTGGACAAGCTCATCAACTTCAGAAGCTTTTACTTTGAGTTTTTGATAATCCTCTGGTATCTTTTCCACTTCGACTTTCTTTTCAATGACTTTTGGTTGTTGAACACTCATGTCATTGATCACATCTGAGAGGTTGTTGATTTGTTCATCCTTCTTTTTGAGTTTCTTTTCAAGCTCACGATATTCCTTTGTGGTTCTGATGTCGCCGGATAAAACTAACTCAACTGCTTCAGGTTGAGCGGAAGGTTTAGAAACTTCTGTTCTTAAAGTCATTGGAAGTTCTTGGAAAATATTGATTTGTTCCGATTCGTTCATTTGATGAACGAATTGCGCTTGGTTTATATAGTTATATGCCGTTGTCTTTTTCAGCCCTAAAGACTTGAACCATTTTTCAAACGTTCCATTGTTGTACTTTGCGAGCTTTTCCTGAGCTTCAATCAGTTTATCTCCAAGTTGAACTGCTCCATTCAAAACGATCGCTCTCATTTCTTGTTCTTTTGCTTTGAGAAAACTAGCAGTCCTATCATCCACTATTGAATAGTCGAAAGTCTCGCTAATTTCATTCATGCTGTTGCCTCCTTTACATAGCTATTTTTGTTTTCTCGAATGCCTTTCTAAGATCAGATCGTTCGATCCGAACTGTATTCTCTCCCCACACCATTGGTGTTGCTCCGTTCGCGATAAGAAAGTTCAAGGTATCGTTCCCAATTCCTAACGTCTTCATGATTTGTGATTTATTAGGTGCTGGCGGCAAATCGATTATCTTATCCCAGATATCCAACTGATCTTTAATTTTTTCAAGAACAATATCAGCGGTAATATCAGCAATTTGATGTAAAATTTCATCTGGTATAAAAAACTCGTTGTTGACTTGAACAGTCTTCATGGTTATACCTCCTGTTTTTCATCTAATAATTCTTCAATCGGTACATTCAAATAATTTGATACTTTTTTTAGACTAGCTAAGTTAGGATTTTGCTTATCCCACCTATAAATAGCATTTGCACCCACTCCCGAATCTTTACCAATTTGCTTGATGGTAAGTTCTTTTTCTTTTGCTATACTTTTTATATTGGCAACAATCGAAACCATAATGCGTACACCTCCAATCTTTTTTGATAAAAACAATTGACAAATCTACCACATGTGGTACTATAGACATACAGAAATAAGCATTCTAAATCCGCCAAGATTTATTACTTTTTTATATCTTAATTTTTGCTCATTTCTTATATCCTGAACTGAGTATACTATCTAATTTGGTAGTTGTCAACCGTTTTCGGTAGATATTTTATTTAGTGTGCTCTTTTCCTTGAAAGGTGATTTTTATGAATACTTTAGACAGAATAAAACTACTAGCTAAACAAAGAGACGTAACTATTAAAGAACTTGCAGCAAATATTGGAATTGGTGAGAACTCTATATACCGATGGGATAAAACCAGTCCTGCATCCGACAAACTGCAAAAAGTTGCTGATTACTTCGATGTTTCCACTGACTATCTACTAGGTCGAACTGAGAAAAAGAAATACTATGAATTGTCTGACAAAGAGAAAAAAGATATCGCTATTCAGGCAGAAGAATTAATAGAGGGGATTGCTAACGGGGAAAATTTGAACTTCTACGGTGAGCCAGCTACGAAAGATCAAAAAGATCGTCTATGGATAGCTATTCGTACTGCAATGGAGATGAACAAAGAAGAAGCAAAACAAAAATTTACCCGTAAAGATTATAGAGACTAGTTAGGAGGGCCCTATATGAGTTACTACGTAGACGATGCGTTTGATAAAATTATTAAGAAATATCGGCCCTTCAACGTCTATGAATTAATACGAGAGGCTCATTGCAAATTACTTTATGCAGATTTAGATGATGAAACGGGTGGTTGCACTCTAACTAGTCATCGTTGTCACACAATTATTGTGAATGTGAATTGGCCCGAATGGTATCAAAAATTCGTCATCCTTCATGAATTTAGTCATATAAAAATGCATGGAGGTTCTACTACCCCATTTTATCGATCAGTTGGTTTGGATTCATTTATTTCCAAAATGGAGTGTGAAGCAAATTCTCTCGCTATGAAACTATTAATTTATATGCAAGACAAAGATGACTTAAATGGATTAACAGAGTTTCAAATTATGGATTATTTGGGTTTACCTCACGAATTAATAAGGTATCTATAAATAGCTATTAAAGCTATTATTAATTTTTTATCATTTTTACCGAACATACATTCGAAAGGAGCAATAAAAATGCAACACCAAGAATTCAAAGAATGGTTAGAACAAAATACTCGTGGGCATGAAATCTTTATTATTAAGGCTATGGAGTCACGAAAAGAAAAGAATAAAAAGAGAACCGGAAAAACAAAAAAGTGGACTGATAAACAAATGGAGCGTCAAGTAGAGTCAATGTGGGCTGATGTTGTGAAAAACGCCTACGAGCAAATCAAAACACACAAAGGTGTTCCTAAATTTAATGGGTATCAAATATGGTTAGATTTTTTTGCTGAAAATGACTATGTAGAAAATTTTGATGATTCTATGGCAGAACTGGAAATTCCATAAACGAAAATAAGAGGAGTGAGTCACATGGCAATGATAAAACAATACCAGAAGAAAAACGGAGATAAAGCATGGTATTTCAAAACATATCTAGGTATTAATCCCTTAACTGGAAAAAAGCAGTACACAACAAAAAGAGGTTTTAAAACAAAAAAGGAGGCAAAACTAGCTTTAGCAAAGTTGGAACTTCAAGCTAAAGATAATAAGTACACGCCGCAATCAAATATGACTTTTGGAGAAGTTGCTGACAAATGGCTCAAAAGTTACAAAAATACAGTGAAAGAAAGTTCATACAGTAGAGTGTATACTATCTTCCAAAGCAATATACTGCCACATTTTAAAGAAAAAAGAATTTCCAAGATTAATATTCCTTATTGCCAAAATATTGTTAATGAATGGTATCAGGAGTACAAAACTTACAAAGCTATTCGTTCTTACACATCGGCTGTCTTTGACTACGCAAAAGAACTACGTCTTATAGATGATAACCCTATGGAACATGTGCCTGTTCCAAAGAAAAAGAAGGAGGTAATCAAAGAAAAGAAATTCTTCGAAAAGGAAGAACTTGAACGATTCCTAAAATGTTGCTCTGAGGATAGTTACCCTTTAACATATCCTTTATTTAGACTTCTATCTTTTACAGGAATACGTAAAGGAGAACTTTTAGCATTAACATGGAACGATATAGATTTCGATAATAAAACCTTAGACATTAATAAAACATCAGCAAGAAATTATAATGGTCGCCCTATAATTACCGATCCTAAAAGTCATAGTTCGAATCGCCGAATCTCCTTAGACAACGAAACAATCAAAATTTTAAAAAAATGGCGAATCGATCAAAGAAAATATTTATTGAGTTATGGTATTAATTCCTTAGCTCCCAATCAATTGGTTTTTTCTAGCAAGTCTAATCAAATTCTAGATCACGCAAGAATAAACCGCATTTTAGCTAGAATATGTAAAGCTAACAATTTTGAAGATATAAAAGTTCATGGACTTAGACACACACATTGCAGCCTTCTGTTTGAAGCGGGCTTGTCCATTCAAGAAGTTCAATATAGATTAGGTCATAGCAACGCCAGAACAACCCTCGAAATTTACTCCCACGTAACAAAAAATCAGCAAGAAAAATCTACTGAAAAATTCGCGAAATACATCAACTTTTAAATACTATGGTCAAAAGTATGGTCAAAACAAAAAAAGAAGCGCTAAACCCCTTGATATAAAGGAATTTAGCACCTTGTAATTATTTTGCATAGTCTATCTAGGGTAGTCCTAACCTATTCTAGATAGACTCAAATGCAACCATGTCGAAGTTTATTCTTCAATTCGAAGTTCTGGAATATTCTAGTTTCTTCTATTATATATGGTCAAAGTATGGTCATTTTCAATCTAATGTAGAAATTGGAAAACTAATATTATGATGTAATTTGGATTCTTTTTTATACATTAGCCACGTTACCCTACTACTATCCTAAATTACGTAACTTATGATAAACTTTGACTAAGAAAAAGAATTATTTAGGAGGCTTATTTATGGTTGATTGGGGAAAGTTGGGTAAACAGGCTTTAAATATTTCTAAAAAAGCTGGTGAAAAAGGAATGGAATCCTTCAATGATTGGCGAACAGACGAAACCCGTATTCAAAGAGTTCAAGAAAAAAAAGAGATAAAAAAAGAGAAGAAAAACGAAAAGAATTACACGCCTTTGCGTTCTAAACACATTGAGTACAACGAAATTAAAGGTGTATTCGAACTTATAAAACAAATGAACGGAAAATTTGATTCCGAAGAACTGCTATCGTATGAACTTATTCAAGATGAAGCCTCTATAACAAAAGGTGGCGTATCAATTGGGAGAGCGATAGCTGGTAATGTACTTTTGGGCGGCGCTGGTATGGTATTAGGTGGACTTTCAGGAAAAAAAGAAACTAATTCAGTTGTTAAATCAATCAAGATATCTATTTCTATTCGAGGAAAGAGAGGAAAGATTGTAGAGCGTGAAATCCCGATATATACTGGAAAAGGACTCAAAATTGACAGCCCTCTTTATAAAACCTATATGAGTGAAGCGAAAGAAGATTTAGTTATTTTAGATATGATTTCAAATAATCAGTAAGTTGAATACTTACCTTTAAAAACAGACCCCTCACCTTGAGAGGTCTTTTATGTACCCCGCAGGCCTCGAACCCGCATCTTCCGATATGAACCGGAGTATTCTACCAATTGAACTAGGGATACTCTTAAATAAGGATTATTATTTTTAAAACGTGTTATAATACAGAATAGAACGTCAGATCTTCCCCACAGTCCACTTCCCCAAGTAACTGTATCTGACGTTCCCTTTTTTTATGGGCGAGTGACTTCCCAATAGAGTAGATGTTACCTAGAAACCGATTTCTTTGCAAATGATACACTCATGACAAAGTGATACACTACACAAAGAAACAACCAGCCCGCACACGACTGGTTGCCGATCAAGATGAAACTTAGTTATGAAAGAAGTAAGGTTTAACGAAAACCTTATCTATATTTATACCTCTGCGCTTGGATTTTTGCAAGCGGTCTCTTCTTATTTTCTAACTTATTGATATAAAAATAAACGCCCTTGCTTGCTTAGATATTTATTATTTTTAACCTTAAATGTATATGATTTGCTTTAACTTTTGAACTACTACTATAATATGATTAGAAATAAAAGGAGGGCTTTATTATGACAGACAAAGGTTTTACGGACAAAGCTAAGGGTAAAGCGAAAGAAACCACAGGAAAAGTAACTGGTGACAACAAAAAGAAAGCGGAAGGCCTACTTGATCAAGCTGTTGGTAAAGTAAAAGAAGTAGCGGCAGACGCAAAAGAAAAAGTTGAAGATATCACGGATGACGTCAAGAAAAAATTAGACAAATAATTGAATCTACAAAAGTAATTAGAATAACATATACCCTCTACAACCAACTAATGCTGTAGAGGGTTTATTTTATGTACCCTGTAGGACTCGAACCTACGACCGGACGGTTATGAGCCGTCTGCTCTCACCAGCTGAGCTAAGAGTACGAATGAGCATTTGTGTATAAGCATACAAAGCGTTAAAATATAAATTAGGGATTCCTGAACTTCCCCACAGCATATCCTGTTTCTCTCTCAATGGTGCTGTATCAGGAATCCCTATTTAGATAGTATTCGTATACTGGTTTTATATCAACCATTTAGGTTCCAAAACAAAAAGCTGACCAACCATGGGGGTGGTCGATCAGCATGTCTCTAATACTGGTATCAGCCACCAGCGTTAGTTAGTATAACTCATAAATAAAATTAGATGCAAACATTATTTTACAAGTCGTGATACCAGCGTGTCTCTGTGAAGTCTTGGTATCCGCCAACCGTGTTGCCTTTCGGGTCATTTGTGCAGAGCATCCAATTAAGCTGAAGTCTAGTTTATTAGTATGCTAAGCGTTGCCCTGGATAAATCAGGTTTGGATTCGCAATACCATTCTTTTGAGCCAAACTTGAATAAGTCGTCCCGAGTTTTTGGGCAATCGTGGATAAGTTATCACCTGAAATGACAATATAAACTCTCGATGTACTAGCCGCTCCCGAAACTTTCAGTTGTTGACCAACATAAATGTAATTCGGATTGGATAAACCATTAAGACTAGCAAGCGTTTGATAGGTTGTCCCATATTTAGAAGCGATACCTGATAGAGTCTCACCCGAACGAACAATATGTGTCGATGTAGTAGTGCTTGGCGTTTGAGTGGTTGTTTGCAAGATTTCAACATCCTTGCGATTGATCCAGCTCATGATGCCATCGAGCAATACTTTCGTTCCGCTTACTTCCTTAACGGTGTAACTATTACCTTTGACCCATTGAGGGATCGCTTGGCCGGTTGCCCAAGTAGAAGCAGAGAAGTTCACTTTAACTTTGAATCCAGCTTTGATGTCATTCTTAGGCGTTTCGTTCGCTTGCTGACCTTGATCAATCGCAGGCGTTTCAGTATCAGGCTTCACAGTAACTTTGCCGTCATCGTCTTTGATAGCTCCGTTATAGCCGTTATCTGTAATACCTGTCAGATCAATATTACCGTCCAAGCCACCAGCGACATACGTAGATGTAAACTGATAGATTGCTACGCCTTCCATGCTCGGAAAAACACTCCAGACAGGTTTTGGCGTTACATTGTAATTCGGATAGGCAGCCATCCACAACGAGTTAGGGAACTCCGCTAGAATTTGCTGATAGTACACATACTGAAGCGTGAAAGGCTTGTACGAATAATACATCGGAGTGTAACCGGCTTGTTTAATTCGCCTCATGCCGTAAAGAATTGTATCAGTATTCGCTTGCTTATTAGAGCTTGCACCATGTTCAAAATCCAGAGCGACAATTGAGCCTTTCGGCGTTTGGATTTTAGGCAAAAAGTAATCCATTGTTGTTTTTGCAATACTCATACTCCCCCACGTGTCATACCAAATGTATGTGTGAGCACGTTTCCCCTGAGCAATGGTACTTGCTACTTGGCTTTTGTACGTCCACTGATCGTAAAGGCCATTCGCATTATAACCACCTATTTGACTGATTGAAAACTTGTCATGAGCATATCCGAACTTTCCTTGTGCGCCTTGATATACAGCCCAGTCAACGCCTTGATCCCCTTTCGCCGCTTGTACTGTACTTGGAAAAATTGGCAATAAAAAAAGAGCTACAATAGCTCCTACAATAATTTTCTTTTTCATGTATTCTCTCCTATTCATCTGCTGAAAACATCTTGTATGTTCGATTCGATACCCCCAACACGGTTCCCAAAAAAGTGCCTAGCGCTGTGATAATGATTACCGTGATATCGGTGTACTCCCAATTAATCGCCTTTCCTACCACACCAACAAATGTCGCCAGCGCAGGAATGACAATTGCGGCCACCCATTTCAAAATTTCAAACGTCTTATTTTGCATTAATCTCACCCCCTCAAAAATTTAAGCAATTCCAGTACGAACGCAAATACAACACCAGCTCCGCCACCAATTCCCAAGATTAGTTTCCATATGTTAGTCTTATCAATCATACGTAGTTCGTGCTTATGCTCCTCTTCTTCTTTGTTTCGATTTAGGACCTCTCTCAAAATTTCAGCGTTTTGTTCCGATTGGCGCGTATTTTGTTCTCGCAAAAATCTATTTGATTCATCCACACGAGCAAGCCCTTCGTTCATTGATTTTTGCATTTCTATTGAAAGGTCATTTAAGCGACTGATTTCTTTGTCGTGTTGCTTAAGCTTATCTTCGTGCTGTTTTACCTGAGCTTCAAGTTCCATTCCCACATGACTTCCCCTTCCTCTCTCAATATAAAAAGCACACCCGAAAGTGTGCTTAACTAAAAGTTTCTCTATTTAAGGCGCTAACATAATTGATCCACTAAATGCTAGATACTCATCTGCTTCCAATGCAGAGATTGTCCTAAAATTACCGCCATTAGAAGAAATTAAAAATCTTTTTGCGTATGGAGCCTTATCAGATATCGCTAATATATTCCCAGCATTGTTTAGAGGTACTTTTCCTCCTAAATCAGGGACAAATAAATCTGTTAATGCAGCTTGTGCCGTCTTCACTGTGACTGTTCCATTCACAATTAATATCGGTCCACGTCTCATGAATGATATTTGCCCACTCCGCATAAAAGCTGCTGAAAATACATTACTTGTAACAATTTCATTTTCACGGGCATTTAACACTTCTTTTACACGTAAAGGAGTCATTATTTTATCATTTGATTCCCCGTCAAGTGCTTCTTCTTTTGTAGCAATATTTTCTCCATGATAGGCCGCTATCATGTATTCAAAATGTTCATTAGCAGATAGCTCAATAGTGACATCAAGACACAGATAATCAATATTCACTGTTGAATAGTTTGGACTAATCGTGGGCTCACTGTTGCTTAAAACAGAGATTTTTCCGCCATTAATCAATTTCTTCCAGTTAGTATCGGTACTTTCTATAGTCTGACCAATTCTGGTAACTTCGTTTGCTGCGGTAGAATCACTAACCGTCCATGTTCCATTCCAATTACGATGAGTAAGTTTATTAATACCGCCACCAGAGCCATAACCGTAAACATTTGAAGTGAAATCAGTTATTAAACTTTCTAATACTTCTACTTTTTGAGAATCAGTAGTCGCTCCACGAATAGTAAAGAACTTCTCACCCAAAAGTGATTTAAAGAAACCAAGAATATCACAATCATATTTGAGTTGTTTCATATAATTAGCAGCGACATCTCTAGCAGAGTAAAGACTTCCGTCCAAAGAAGATAAGTTGTTCAATTGTTCTTCTGTCAATGGTGTCCAACTCACATTCGTTGGTGATAATAAAGTTGTGTAACCTACTGACGAAACCTTAACAAACTCACTTTTTGCATCCAGTCTAAAAGTTATTTCAGCTTTTTCTTTCCCAATTACTTGGTAGATCACGTTTGCGGAACTTTCTTCTTTATTGAAACTCTCTTCTTTTGTCCAGAAGTTCCCGTTCTCAAAATCCGTTAAGGCTTGATCAATTTTATTGCGTAAATCATTTATTTGAACCTCCAGTTCAGAGATTCTCCCTTGAGCTTCAGTGAAGTTACGATTCATTTCGTCAATAGCTTGATTTTGAAGTTCATTTAATTCAGCTACTAGTTTATTGTATTCAGTGATTATCGTTTCTGCTTCTGGGGCATCAATATCAGCATTACCATCTACATAGATTTCAAAACCTGCTGTACTGTCTCGTTTGCCATCTTTAACGATAGAAAAATACGCTTGTTCATACTTCCCGGCAACAGCAAAAGCCATGTTAGGAAAAGTATAATCAAACGTACCTTTTTTCAACCCTTCAGGTGTACTACTTATGTTATTTGAGTCAAAAACTTTAGTTTGCCTATTATATGTTGTTCCTTCAAAGGTTATATCATAACCAGTAAGGTCAGCGACTTCATCTCTCCTAGTCAAATTAACAGTGACAGTTTGTAAACGATCATCGCCAACGCGTCCATAAACAATTGCAGGCATGATTGGATCTTTAGACAGGTCAAGATTAAGTATTTTATTACTCATCAAAATCCCCCTTAGTCTTTAGGATGCGTTCGATCTTCGACAAACGCTCTTCTTGTTTTTCAATAATTTCAATTAATTGTTTATTCGTCATTGTGTTCAACATTATCTGCTTATTCATATCAAGCCTTAAATAATTGTCTTTCTCACTTTTAACGGCTAAAAATGGCGAAAATTGAGCAATTAACCCCAGTTCTCGCTTAGTGTTTGGCTGTCTATTTGGATCATCACTCTGGTAATTTTGTTTTCGATTAAACTCAACAAAATTTAGCTTTTTGGTTTCCGCAATTGCATCTATAGTCGACTGTTCAATATTTTCCTTAAGCCGGATATCCGAACTATTTAGAATAGAATATCCATGCATATCAATATTGGAGTGAAAATCAACTTTAGTATTTGGATTTATTCGCATACTTTGAGCTATAAAAGAATCGATTATTCTACGCCTGTTCACATCCAAGTCTGCATAAAGAGTCATCGGTTGGTAAATCCCTACAAGCCCTTGTTGTCCATCTATAACAACAGATGCCTCATGAGCAGAACCGTCCCAATGGCTTATCCATAACTCATGCCCTGGGTATGCAGAAATAGTAGCATTAATTTTCCCTGATTCATATTTAGTTCTATTAAACGATGCTGTAACATCACTATTACTCCCATAAAGCCTCAACCCGTTAACATCATATGAAGTGATTAGTTCATTATCAATATAGTTTTTTAAAGTTCCTGATCGTAATATTGTTTTCCATGTTCCCGATGTGGAGGTTATTTCTCCTCCATCGATAGTACTCCCTTTTATAGATACTCCGATAATATTTATCGCTTGCAATGTTCCCGTTGTAATAAGATCCGCCACAATTGCTCCGTTATTCGTCATAGCTAGTCCATACGTGCCATTATAACCCGTAGAACTAAAACCTAATCCCCCAGCATTCCAACGCCATATTTTCTTCGCAGTATTAATATCCATCGTGTCCATGATTAAGATTTCTTGTGGATCAGCTAAAGAAGGATATATCACAACATGACCTTTCCCAGGATTTTTGATAATATCCGATGCCTCTTGTTGAGCTTTTTCTAACCAATCAACTTTGTCATTTATTTTTTCTACATCCGGCTGAGCATCATTCAACACTTTAGAAAAATCAGTTCTAGCATCGCCTAACTCAACCGACTCATACTGATCGAGTGCAACGTTCCAGACTGTTTTAACAATTTGTGCCGACGTATTGATTTCTAATTCATTGAAAGCTACTGTTACCCAATCACAGAGATCAATCGTTTCGAGGTTTTTAAGTTGGTCATCCATAACAGAACTAGCAAGATCAACGTAGCTCGCTTTGATAGAAACTTTTGGAATCCCAACATTATTATTCTTGATATACGCTTTGATCAGATTTCTTAAGGTGTCTACATCTTTTGGCTCTTTATCACTGAAATCAACCATTTGTATGCGTCTTTGCGTGTAGTTTTCCACGTATTCGCTATCTAAATAGGTTTCGGGTAACGTGATTATTTTCTCGTCATCACCATTACCGACTTTCGCCCACCCGTAAACAGAGGTGTAGGTATTCTCTATTGATTCTTCTTGAGTAATATCTGTTAGATTTTTCCCGTAGGCAATAATTACATTTTTTTCTATCCCTGCTTGAGCCATGAGTCTTACTTGATTATTGTTGAAAACATATTCCCCTCCAAAATTATCAAGTATCGATCCTCGAACCCCGCCTAAAACTTCTTGAGCATTCTTAAATTTAGATGGGTCCGAAAAATCAATAGATGCTTTAGTAGCTACGTCACTAAAGAAAGTAAAATCTCCTTTGGGCTCCATTTGACTTTTAAGTTGGTTTAATGCTGTTTGAGCAGGAATGTTCTCAGATAGCGGTCCAATTTTAACAATTGATCTTAAAAGCTGGTATCTAAAGTGTTCACAGTATACCGTCACTATTCCATTAATCGGTTTGGTAATTTCTGCAATCTCAAGTCGTTGACTTTGCGCTTGTATAGTCGGACCTGCATCAGCAACTACCCACCTTCCGACCTTCAACTCTTTGAACAATGGTGCATTAACAGGATATTTGAAAGTCAGCTCATACATCCCGTTTTTTTCTCTGGTAACTAAAGGATTGATCGCATCACTTAACGGTCCGATACCTAACGAGGACCAATTATTATTTTTTTTATCGTGTAAAATAATTGTACTCATACGGCTAGGTTCCTCCATCTAGGCTTAATCTTGAACTGATTAATATTAGTAAACGAGATTTCATTTTTTCCTGGTTGCAAGATAATCGGATTGTAGCCATCAGTATTTAAGAAACAATACTTAGACACATTTACACCACCTGTCTTATACGCAATACCATTTTCGCAATCCATTGTAATAATGCCAGTGCCTGCTTCTTTTGCTATCCGAAACTGCTGTCCGTTGATATAGACGTTGCTATCAGCGGTAGCGGTGGTTTTATTGAAAGATATGATAGGTAAACTCGTAAAAATTTCTGGATTTGTTATCGACTGACCGCTAAGAATCTCTCGTTCATCTTCCCCGTCTAGTCGGAAAACATACGGTTGACATTTGACTGTAAAATCAATATCTAACCAATCGCGCCTCAGATCCTTTCCTGACGTTCCGCTGTACCCAAGTGCTTTGTAAAAATATTCATTATACTCACTAAAGAGAAGCGGTTCATATTCACGTGATAAATAAAGCCACCCAGCTATATTTCTAAGCTGCGTGGCAATTGTTTTATCATTTTCTTTATATATTCTTACAGGAAAGTTTTTTTCTATATCCTTTAGCCTTCCCTTATCGTGAATTATGTCAGAACTTCGCCCGTCAACCTCTGTAAAATCTAATGAAGTCTGAGGTATTACAAAATCCATGTCATTTCTTATTCGCATAAGAAATTCATTAGATCGTCTTCCGCGAAATTGAAAATAGGGTAACTTTGTAAAATCTATTTTAATCGCCCCCTCAATTGTCTTTCTGTTAATCTGGCTAACCCTTCGGACGTGTCTTCAATTGATCGATCGTTAGATAAATCAGCGTGTTCAATATTAAAATTGAAGATCGGTGAGTAGGATTTTGATTCGTTAGAGTTATTGATGATTTGATTACCAACACTAGCCAAGCCCATTTTTCCAACTCCTAAAGCTATTTCTGGACTAATTCTTGATAAATTATATCCATCAAACCCCAAATCAAAATTCGTTGATAGACGATCGCCCATAGATGATATATTCTTTTGAACACTTCTGAAGCTAGCATTCAATCCTCTATTTAAACCATCCATAATTGACTGACCGGCTGGGATTAATAATTTTTTATCGTAGGAAATAGGACCCTTATTCGCTTCTATCCAATCCGCGATACCTCCAACAAAACTCTTTACGCTCTCGAAGCCTGCTTGAAGTCCATCTAAGAAACCGTTAATGATTGATATACCAGCATTCCATAAACTATCTGGAACGAATACGCCAATAATAGCTTCTAGTAAGTTCCATGCGGCATTTCGAACATCACCCTGTCTATTCCTGATATTGTCAGCGAAACCATTTATCAGGTTTATTGCAGCATCCATCAATCTTCCTTGCGCTTGAATAACACCTCTTACTATGGCGTCTACTAAATTCATTGCAGCATTCACTATGTCTGGAATCTTTCGAGCGATTCCTTCTAAAAACTTAACAATTAGATTTACTGCAGAATCAATAATTTTTCCAAGATTATTCGCAATGCTATTAACAAAATTAGCTATGAGATTTGCCGCTGAACTAACAATATCAGGCATTCTTGAAGCTAAGGCTTTGACAAAATTAACCATCAAATTTACAGCTACATTCACGATATCCCCCATTCGTGAAGCTATTGCTTTTGCAAAATTCACGACAACAGAAATTGCAGCATTTGTTAAATCTCCAATTTTAGAAGCAACACCTTGAAGCAAAGCAATAAGCAAGCTCATCCCAGCGACAATGATATCTGGTAATCTTTGCGTTAGCGCTTGTAACCATGTAACGATTAAATTTGCCCCATTAGCTATAAGAGTAGGTAGTTGCTGAGTAATGCCTTGTAAAAGTGCATTAATTAGACTGATACCAGCTTCTATTATTTGTGGTAAAGCAGTGGTTAATCCGCTTATCCATGCAACGATGATTTTAGTAGATGATTCTATAATTGTTGGAATTAGTATTAACATTGATTGAGTAAAAGAATTGATCAATTGAACAGCTGCCAATGCAAGCATGGGTAGTCCCTGTGCAATCCCAAGAACAAAGCCTGCTATGACCTGAAGGCCGCCTGAAATAATTCCCGGCAAAGCTGCTGCAATAGCTCCTAATATCCCTTGTAACGCAGTTCCGAAAGAAGTTCCTAATTGCGGGCCATATGTAGCTATCCCTTCAGCTAGTTCCTGAATTGAACTAAAAATAGTATCCATTCCTTTGGAAATATCTCCGCCACCAATTACTTTGGCAAACAATTCGAATGCTTTAATTACTAAGCCTACCGGACCCAGCAACGCAAGAAAAACAGATTTAATAACCTTAAGTCCAATTCCAAAAATGTCAACAGAGCTTGATCCTGATTTAAAGTTTCCAATCAGTGTTTTTACGCCGTTTGCTAATTTTGTCATGCCATTCCAAATAGATTCTGGCAGCATCTCGCTAAATCGATCATGTAGTTCTGCGACGCTTACACTCCAATCATTAAATGCAATTGCTTTAAAGGCTTTTGCTAATAATTTGATTCCTTCGACAACATTTCTTAGACCATTCGCTAAACGTGTCATACCGTTCCATAATGATTCCGGAAATAGTTTTGTAAATTCGTTTTTTAAATTTGCTACACTAACGCTCCAGTCGGAAGTAAAAATAGCTTTAAATCCTTGCCATAGTAACTTTAATCCAGCTAATACTTTATCCATAGGAGCCATTAACGCAGATAGAGACTGGCCTATTTCGTTTACCTTATTCCTGAATCCTTCATTTGTTTTGTAGAAGTAAATAAAACCTGCAGTTAATGCCGCAATTCCTGCTATCACTAGAGCGAATGGGTTAGCCATCATTGCAGCCTTCATCAAAGTAAATGCTGATTTAACACCTTTTATTGCATTGGAAACACTATTTAAAATTCCTATTGTTGCGTTAAATGCAAGAAAACCTGACGCTACAGAAACAATAATCCCACCAAGGATTTTAAAAGCAGTAGAATGCTCTTTCACAAAAGCAGTTCCTTTTTGAATCAACGGAATTATCTTATCCATCGACTTGACTATCGATGCACCGGCAGAGTTAATCCCACCTTTTAAACTATCTATGTGCTGAGCTATTGTTTTACCGCTTAGCTTTTGGACTAATTCGTCAAACTTAGTCAATATATTCGCCAAGTTTTTTGATACAGCATTTCTTAAATTTCCGAATGAGGTAGCTATTCCTAAACTATTCTCTTTCGCTAATTTCGCTAAATCACCAGTGCCAGTACCTAACTCAATTAGTTTATTTTGAAAGTCATCAAAGGTTACCGTGCCTTCTTTTAAAGCAGCATATAAGTCTCTCTGTGCTGATTTTCCTGTATACCCCATTGCTTCTGCAGTCTTTTGCAACGCAAGAGGCATTGTTTCTTGTAATGTTTTCCATGATTCTAAATCGACTGTTCCTGTTGAAAGCATTTGATTAAATTGTTGCATCCCTCGATTTGCATCATCTGTAGAAGCTCCAGAAGCAAGAAAGGCGTTATTCAGAGCTAAAACAGTATCCGTGGATTTATCAAGGTCGCCAGTAATAGCCGTCATTTGTTGTGTGTTAGCTACTACGTCATCTAACTTAGTTGGTAATCCATCAATCCCATCAGAAAGTTTCTTAATAGATTTATCTGAGTCCTCAGCGCTAAAACCGAGCGCCTTCATGACCTTAGGGAACTTCTGCATTGTGTCAAAGCGTGAAACTGCATCGCCAACTGAGTTTTTGAGCACATTAAAAGCCGTACTGGCAAGCTTTACAGCACCGACAGCAACGGCCATATCTCTAATGCTCTTATTGGCTTTTGTAGATTTCCCCTCTAATTGATCCAAGTTTTTATTCAATCCAGTTACATCTTTACCGTCTACATTGACAGATATTGATACCGTTCCATCACTCATCGTCATCCTCCTCCCTTAACATATTTGGAAGAGCGTACTTACGCTGTAATTCACGCATTCTCCGCTTTTCTTTTGCATCCATTCCTTTTTGAGGTTCCCAATTTCGAATCTGGATGATGCGTTGCATAATAGAATCGTCTGGTAAACTCTCAAGAAGTGCCTGGAACTCTTGCCAAGAAAGTTTTCCTTGCTCTGCGAATAGATTTATCCCTATTTGCCTGAACGACGCATAAATGTACTTCGCGTCATAAACGATATCTAAGCTCTTTTTAGTCGGCTTTGTTGGTAATTCGTTTCCAAGTTCATCAATTTCAGGTTGATTATTTCCTTCGAATAAAATGAACTTGGATCGAATTAACTCCCACATGTCCAATTTTTCGGATAAACTTAAATCCGTTTCTCCTACTAATAATTCAATAACCAAGTCAATCTTTTGCTTACTAAACAGCTCTTTGTCTGCTAGAACATCAAACACGTCTAGCACATTGTCAAAAGCTAAATCAATTGGATAGGTTTTTTCACAAAAAGAAAAAGAGGTAACAAGCGGATCATTTAACCGCATAACTGTCACCCCTTCTTAATTGCTTTTTTCTTCAAATATTCTTTTTGAACATTAGTCGATTTGCTTTCCTGCTCTTTCTTGAACTCGTCGATATTCTGTGCAATCCCACTAGCCAAATCAAAGAATGCGTTAATCCAAGCGATAAGGTCTGGTACTTCTTTGTACAGTTTCTTAAACGCTCCATCACCAAGCATTACGTCATAGCCTAAGCCAAGCGCTTCTTTCTTCGACTCAATATCACCATCATCTTCCAATTCATTTAGTTTCTTTTCAACCTCTGCATATTTAACTTCATATTCTTCAATATGCTCCGCAGAACAATCAAAAAAGAAATCTAATCCTGCTAATGATACAGGGAACCCTGTTCTTTCAACATTAATATTTAATGCTTTCATATTCGTCCTCCTATGCTGATGCTGGAGTTATTTTCACAATGGCACTTTCTTTTCCATAGCCAATTTCATTTTTAGCTTGTGCCTTGAATTCATACTCCGATCCGTTTGTTAATCCACTAATATCACCCGTTTTTGTTGTAACTTCTTTTTCAGAGAATGTAGCCGACCCGGTTCTATACAAAATCTTATAGCCAGTAATATCCGATGCGCCGGACGGATCAGTAAGTGTGTAGCTCACTTTTCCGTCACCGGCTGTTACCTCTATAGTTGGAGCATCGGGTACTATTTTTTTGGTGTAATCTCTGGAATTCGGTCAAAAGTAATCGTGCAGCTAAAGTCTTCATATTCTGTAGCATCGCCTGCGCCTGCAATGATATCCGTTAAGGTAGCGCGTCCGATATATGTGTCGCCGTTTGTCATCACAACTTTATGCCATACTTTACGACCTTCGCCAGTCTTGTATTTCTTTGAAGCAACCAAAGCTTGCGCAGCATCTTCAGGGTCGTAAAAACCTTCAGGACTATACGCTCCTGCGACCGCCGTTACTGTCGTTTCTGGTGTTCCATCGCCATCGTAAAAACCTGTATCGTCTGTTTGCTCATCGGTATCATCGCCAATGGAGCTAATGTACTTGGCTAACCGTAACCATTCTTCACTTTCTGCTGTTGGCGCGGTTTCTTGACCTAGTGTGTATTCAGCTAAGTAATGTTCCCGTTTCGCATTCTTGTTACGAGCAAATAATTGTATATTCATTTTTAATAGCATTATTTTTCCCCCTTGAAGGTTGTTAGTTTTACTTGAAAGTCTAATAAAAAAACGAACCAGCCTTGTTCATCAGCATCATTGATGAACGGCTTGCTCGATATTGTAAGATTATTGAATTCAAATGAATTATTTGAGCTAGTTATTTCTTCTAGTTGTTCTAAATAGTCTGAGATCAACCACAATGCTTGCTCTATCTTGTCACCATCTTTTGACTTCATTGCGATTTCATAATTCAGTTGTTGGTCCTTGATACCATCATAAAACTCAGTTATTACTTGGCCGCCGGGTAACGGATAAATTACTAGGCTTTCATCCGCGGAAAGGTATCCTTTTCGAATTTTGATAGGTAACCCAGCAATTGTATTAATGGAATCTTTAATACGATCAATAAAATCCATCAGTTAACACCAGCTCCTCTCAAAAATGCTCGCTTCCATGATTTTCCGTGCAGTCCTTTAGCTTTCAAATCCCAACGTGGACCAGTGCCTGGAGTAGAATACTTCTTACCTCTCAGATAAAATTGTCGTTTTGCGTACTTCGTTTCATACAGAATCACGCTCCCGTCATTTTTTAGATGCGCGCTTGTTCGAAGAGTGTTACTTTTTCTAGGTACAAATGGATTCATATCAGCCATTGCTTGATTTCCCAATGCATACCTTCCCCGTTTCATTGCTTCAGGACTTAATTTTGCACGCACGCCTTTTATATTTACTTCTACACCCATCAGACCACCTCTAACTCATATGAGTATAAATCGTCTGTATAAGCTTCAGTAAGTCGGTCAACCTTAGTCACCGTGTGTTCTGTTCCATCATAGATAACTAATGATTGTGCTTTAAAATCGAGCATTGGATCGGTCATACCTTCATAACAAAAAATCACTGCATTATAGAGTAATTGCTTGCTGTTCGTTGAAAACGTATATTGGCTTCCGCGATCGATGCGGCAAAAAGAAATGGTTTTTTCTTCACCGTACTTAGGCTTATTCCAGTCACCTTCTCCTAGATACTCTCGATAAATAAATGAATCAACCAAGAACTCTTTTGGTGGTTTCGGCATTAACATGAGTCAACACCTCGATATAGAAGCCCTGTGCCTTCAAGATAGATATAAATGTCCTCGGCCACTAAAGATTTGCTCTCATTAGCTCCTGATGAGTTATATCGACTGCCATTTGAAACACTCGTGCGACCAGCTGAGAAAGTCTGCGGTGCTCTATTGATACTCTCAAAAGTAGCTGCCCCAAGCTCCCCGAAATACTCAATTTGACTACATAGAGCTAATTTGAATTGATCGACTCGAAACGTGACCGGATCTTCATCGATTTTATGCAATTGATAAAACCGATTCGTGATATTGTCGATCACTGCAGCGGCTTTTGAGTAAAACTGTTCGAATGTCTTTTCATAATCATCGGTTTTCCCAGTAATTGATTTGAACTCGTTAAATGTAATATAGCCCATGACTTGCCTCCTTCCATAAAAGAAAGGCTAGCCAAAAGACTAGCCTCCACTTGGTTCGGTTACTGTGACTTCACATGTTGCCGTCTTCCCGTTCACTGTCTTAGCGGTAACTGTAGCAGTCCCCGCTTTGACACCAGTGATTTTCCCTTGAACAGGTGTTACTGTTGCGATCGTTTCATTACTTGAGGTAAATTGAACCGATTTATCAGTAACATCCACTGGCGTTACAGTAGCAGATAATGTTTCTGTGGCTCCCACCGCTAGCGTAGTCGTTGTTTTGTTTAACGTTACGCCGGATGGGTCTACACTTTTGGGGCGTATGAAACGTAAATTGCTTTCTTAGCATTATCAAATACAATTGCATCGTAGTAGTCCAAACCTTTGATGGTGTCACGGTATCCGCTTCGGTCTTGAGAAGCTGGAACAGTATCGACGGTACCAAATTTCACGATTGGCGCAATCGCAGTTAGAGGTGTAATGATGAAGTTGATTGTATCTTCAATATTGATACCATTGATACGGTTTTTCGATACTTTGAGGATCGGCACACCGCCATCGATCTGAGCTACTGTACGATTGATTCCATTAATTTGCATTTGGTTTGTGGAGAAAGTTTTGCTGACTCCTTTCGCATTCTTCAATAGACGATACGTTGTAGCAGAAACAAACATCACGTATCCGCCTGGAACTTCATTATCCGTCATATATTCTTCTGCGGCATCATAGGCAGCTAGGATAGTATCTTCTGTTAATGTTTCAGGTACTTTATTCCCAGCGTTTTCAAACATTACTTGGACAGCGACTTTGTCCCGATGTGGTACCGTGATCAAGCGCTTGTGTTCTGTCACAACGTTATTGATTGTCAATGCCGCACTTTCCGATTGATCTAACTGGTCTACGTCATATCCGAACCAATCTTCATGAGTCAGCTTGATGGTTTCTTTTGCGATACTGATTTGGTTGCGAGCATTTTCCCCGTTTCGGATGTATTCAGTAGCTTCCATAAAACCTGACATTTTATTGATCCGAACCTCATTTGCACCTACGAAATCTGCTGCAGTGATGCTTTTTGCACCTTGAGTTAGTACATCCCAGACTTGAGAATCCGCACGAAATTCTTTGTCGATTGTTGCTAAATCTTTACTATCTAATACTAATGCCATAATTATTCACCTAATCTTTCTTGAATTTTTTGTACGATTGTCTTATCACTACCTTGACCGCCTCCAGAAGGATTTCCACCAGGGACGATTTCTGGCTTTTCTTTTGTGTTTGGATCGACTGATTCTTGAAACAAAAATGCTTTACTCTCTTTCAGACCATTCAGTTGCTCGTCTAAGCCTTGCAGTCCATTGTCAGTCACTTTGATCGTGTCGCGATCCAACAGACCTAAAACAATACTTTCGTCTAACGCATTCGCTTCTTTCAAAGCAAGCTTAATTGCGAAGTCTTTTTGTTGCTCAGATAACTTAGTTTCCGATTCAGATTTGATAGTGTTGAATTTACCTTGGAGATCTGCCAATTGTTGGGTGAGCTCTTCATTACCCTTTGCAGACTCCTTAAGCGAATTAAGTTCGGTTTGATTAGCTTCAAGCTGTTGGTTCGCGTTATCTCTTTCACTCTGAACAGTGGATAATTGAGTGTTCAGTGACGTAACAGTTTTACCATGCAAAGCCATCACCGATTTTGCCGTTTCTTCATCGATACCTAGTTCCAATAAATCTTCTTTCTTCATGTTGTTTCCTCCTAAGTGTTTTTTGAGTGGCAACTCCCACTTTGAGCCGTCTTTTTGAGACTTCCGAGCAGGTCTAATGAAACATTAAAAATCGTCGTACCTAAAATCTTTTAGTAGTGTATTGATAGGCGTGTAAACTTTCTCGCGTGCATAATTCCGGCTTAAATACTCATTGGAATTAACAAGATCCCGCATAGCAGACTGAGCCGCTCTGACCTTCTGACCCCAAGCTTTCGCGCTATCGGTTTGCCCAAGTGCCTCAGCAACTGCCTGATTCTTTTTCAATTTAACAATCTGGCGCTCTAATGCTCGTTGCCTTTTGATCAACTCGGCTACTTTAGCATTTTCTTTTTCGTCAAACTTAGGCTGATTATTTTCATTTACACCGGGAATATATGGGATATGCAGATGAGCACAATTGACCCCTCTATGACCACTAGCTGTGCCGTAGTCGGCTTTCCAGTATGGATCATAAATACTACGGTACTCGCTGTCAGACGGTACAGATTCACGAAGATCAACAACGTGACCTTGTATCAATGAACATGCTTGTCGAGCTCCCATGTGGCTCGTGACGATTACAGTGTGGACGCCATACTCTGCCATGCGATCCTTACGCAATTTGTCGTAAGTGTTATTTAGAGTAGATTTCAAAACAGTTCGAGCATATCGTTCTAAGCTCCATGTATGTCCGCCCTTGTCCACAAAAGTCGAGCGGATACCTTTTTGCGCCCATTCCCTAATAGTTTTTTCTAACGCTTCCTCAAACGTAAAAAGACCGCTGTTAAAAGCAGCAGTCGTCTTGTTGATTATTTCGTTAAACATTTGAGTGGTCGCAGTGCCGTAACCAAAGTTCGTGGAGAGCAGCGTTTGATTGACGTAATTGTTTAGCTCGCTCCACACTTGATCGTGGTAGGCTTTCATTATGTTATCAAGATCGTTCGGCAGTTGGTGCGGATCATAAGGCATCTGCTTGTCAATATCTCGGACGATTTTCTCGCCGGAACTTTCAAACATCCTCGTCACTTCTGATTCCGCGATACCGGTGATCTGAGAAATGACCTTGATCGCATCCTTATTGAAAAGATGCAGCTCTTGCAGCTTTTCGCGTTGCCAATCAAGTATATTTTCGTGCCCTGTATTCAGACGCTTTGCAATCAGACGTATCAGTTCACCTTCTAATGACTGATAGAGATGAGCCATGTTACTAGACCATAAATCTAGTTGATGCGGTGTGATCATGCTATCACTCCATTTCCTGCCTCAATCGGTTCATTTTCTCTTGAATTTCAGCAGCGAGTTTCGTTCGGTATTTCCCTGGTTTGGTGTTCTGCTGCTTGATTAAAAGAGAACGGATCTCTTTGTCAGAATAGAAAATAGTCGTTTTGCCCTGACATTTTTCACATTCTGCAAATTCATGAACGATCCCACCTTCTAATTTTTCGGATTCCCGAACGAGTCGCGTCAACTGACCACACTTTCCACATTGAAATAACTGATCAGACATTATTCATCATCCCCTAGCTGCTGATTCGCAGAGTTATTTTCTTGTTCCACATAATCCATTTCAAGAGCTTCGGCTCTGATCTCGTATACGATCTTCTTGGCTTCCTTCTCGGTAGCGCCAGTAAGTTTCTGAATCGCACTCAACTTCGATGAAAGCCCAGCAGTGACTAATTTGGAATAGTAGTCCGCTTTAGCGTCCTGTGATTGAAATACACCATCATCGAAATCAATATTGACTCCAAATTCCTCCGACGCAGAAAATAAATCGTAGGCGTCTGCTAATTCAAAAATAGTCGTGATCAGTTCTTTTAGTGCTTCCTCGACGATCAGAACGTTATCGGATCGTGTTGAGAACGTCTCAGAGTTCTCGCTAATTATCTCTGTCGCCGTCTTTACCGATTGACCATCAAAACTAAACGTTCCACTAGAAAAGCCTGTCTGAAGCTCAATGATACGGAGAATAAAGTTAATGCTGTCGATAAACTCAGTCGATCGCAACGATGGCGAAAACTCGTCAATGAACGGCTCATCTGATTTCAAGCGCTGATAAACTGAGGTCTTGCTGTCAAAGCGTTTGATCGGATTCCCTTTCTCGTCATAACGGACTTTGAAGAAATGATCTGACGCAAGTATTTTTCGCTTGGCTTCCTCAATCTCCCACATAAACTCATCGTATTTTTCATTGATGTCGATCAACTGCCGCTTAGCATTGTCGATCACACCAAGACTAAGCGGGCTGTTTAGATCAAGATTGTTTTTTCCAGCCAGCTTAATATAGACGAATAACGGCCGACTGAATCCCTTCATTGCCACCTCATCTTTGAGATTCTTATATTTTTCAAGTGTGGCCAGCGGAATTTTAACGCCAACTTGATTTTGTTCGTCAGATCGATACAGTTCATTGCGAATGAAATACGTTCCGTTTTCCCACTCATGAAATTCTAACAGCGTGTAGTAAACGGTCTTTTGACCCTCGGCTTGCTGGGTCACGGTCGCGATCGCCGCTTCTGAAATATCATTGGTATTCGACTGCAACGGATAGAATGTATCAGCGCGGCAATAAGATATTTTTATCTTACCGGTGTTCGTATCGACGTATGGTCGCAATGCCAAACCACCGATCGCATACCCGGCTTCTAATTCCTCGCCGAAGTTCTTCCGAAATTTGTTGTCAGAAAAAACTTCTTGAAGAAATTTGTCTGCATTGTCATCATCAACAGTGATGTCGCAGCCGTCGTTAAAGACGAGCTTCGATAATTTCCTAGACACCACTTTAGAAACGTTCAGCGAGTGGAAAGGACGTGTTGCCGATAAGCCCTCGCTATTGATATAAGAGACATCAGGAAATGTATTCTTGTAGATCCTGCGGTTTTCTCGAATCCGGTTAAATTCATTTGAGTTTACGGAAATTTTCGGATGATCCGTGATATCATTTAAAGTTTGAACGACTCCCACTTTTGCACCTCCAATTCTAAATAGAGCTTTTACTCTCTCAAACATTGCCTCACCTCTTTCTACTAGGCGATATAGGTTTTATAAAAATAATTGTTGCCGTACCTAGCCTCATCCAAGGCATGGTTATATTTATCGATCGGAAGCCCGTTGTCATTCCGAACATACATGGACAGTTCTTTCTCGAAATTGTAATGATCGAATTGATCGACGCTATCGAGTAGCAGGAACTGCCGGCTTTGGATCGTATTTTGAAGCCGTTCGATGCCGACTTCTATTTTTAAGCCATTGCTGGTAACTTTATCTGAACTATTGTTGTCAGCTCTTTCAGTATCAATACCGATAAGTTCTAATTCACTTCGCAACGTCTTACACGCTGGATCGACAAAGAACCAATTCCAGTGCGGCAGGTCTTTCCATTTCTCATAGCACCACGTCACGAACTGTTTGATCTCCTTGGCATAGATAGACATGGCCTTAGTGCTCCCTGTATCTGATCCGCTGTGGTAATAGTTAGCCAGTCGGTACAGATAGAACTTACCATCATGATTAGTGATCACCCAAAAAGCGCACGTCGTCGCATCCGCTTGGCCGCCATCAGCGGTGAAGAACGTTTCAATCACTCTCCCTTTGATCGCCGCGACTTTGTTGTCCTTGCCGAACATCGAATAGATCACGCCTTCAGGAAGGACTCGCTTACCATACCAGTCGCGATCAAGCAGATACTCACTGCTGGATAACTCGTCAAAGAGCTGCTGCTTCCGATCAGCGGACAAGATTGGATTGTCATCCGGTGTCCAATGTCGAAATAGAAAACGCCCCGATTTCTCGAAGCGATCTAATAATTCTAAATTCGGATGATTCGGAGCTGGTGGGTTCTGTTCGCCAAGATGATAGCGCCATTCTGCAGCGAAAGTCCTCAGAAATGATTCATTGATGAAATCTTTATGTAGCAAGTTAAACTCAAGAAAAGTAACAGACCCCAGAGACATACCAGTAATGGCGCCCACACTATTGGCCTTTCCGCCACCTTTGTAGTAAATCTTCTTATCACCATTTGGAGCATGAAGCAGCAAGTGATCACCGTGTTCATCGTGACGCACCTCAGAGCACTCTGCAAAAATATGCATTAAGCCATAGCCGTCACCGTCCATGAACATACGAAAGGCTTGCTCTTGGTTATATGCAGCAACCAAATGGTTTTGGTCTGGTGATCTCAAGTAAAAATCAGCCATTTTGAAAATATCGGCGGTAGTCTTCCCACTTCGCGGTGTCCCCTCGTTCAATTCAAAAGTGATTCTACTCATATCAAAGTTTATGTTTTCCTGCTGCTTATTACTAAACCTCAACTGAACCACTCCCGTCGCCGCCAGATTTAACATCTAACAATGCCTTCAACAAATCATTGCCAGCATTCGAGTTAGTGAGTTTGTTAGCTTCATGTTCTATAATATTCGCCTCTGCTTCTGCTTTTCTTGTTTGAGCATCTTTTAGTTTGTCATTAGCTAAGAATTTCATTAGCTCACTCATGGCCTTCTGTTTGTCGTATAGTTCAACGGAAATTCCGTCTTTACCTTGAGAAATTTTCTTAACCAAGGAACCATCAAAGTTATCGCTTGATTCAACATACACGTCATTAAGACGACCAATAACCTGTTCGCCTTCTTTTGTCTTTAATTTATTTCCAGCCTTATCTCTAACCTCGTATTCAGTTAGATCGACTTTGACTATATCAGTAATGTCAGCAGAGAATTGATTCACGTATTCTTGTATCAAGTCTTCAATCTCAACATGGATATTATTCTTAATCTCATTTTTGAGTCGTTTGATTTCTTTGTTAACTCCATCATATCCCATCAAGCGCCAGGCATTAGAGCTAGCTGTTTTGTAGTCAACGCCGTATACTTCTTGGTAAGCTTTCGTAGCATTGAATTTATATTTTAAATACAGCAGACAAAAGAGTTGATGTTCGTCTTTTAATTCGTCAACCTCTTCGACTTCTGCAACAGATTGCAACTTCTTTTGTGTGCAACCTTTTTCCTTTTTGTGTGCAACCTTTTTAGGTGGTAGATTACTAGTTTGATCCTGCTTGTTCCACTTCCTAGACTTCCATGCTTTTACAGTATTGATTGACACGCCGTACTTCTCTGCGATCTCTTTATACTTCATACCTTGTTGTCTGTCCTTATAGGCTAACTCCCATTTTTCCACACTAGCTCCACCACCTCTCTATGTGTATTTTCTGATGTTTTCTTGTATATGCTCATCTTTCCAATGTCCATAACCACAATAAACTAGCTTGCAATGATCAGTCTCTACTGGCGTTGCCTCTCTGGTCATTTCTACAATTGAAAACTTTGCCTTCATTTGAACAGACATCACTACACGTTTACATTGTCCTTTCATCGGCGGCGGGTATTTATTGTTTAATGACACATACCAGTAAGTTCTCATTGTTCTGATCCTTTCTAATTGAAACGCAAACGCTGTGATGGTACAATTCTATTAGGAAATCTTCTAACATAGTTTGTTTTATTTAGTGGACCACTGCGGAAACAGTGGTCTTCTTTTTTTGTGCGCAAAATAAAACAGCCTCACGAGGAGACTGCTAAACTAAGCCTTCATTCTTTAACTGCTCATATAGCTTTGTTGCTCTGTTGATTCCAATTCGCATTCTGTGTTGTAAATGAACTGGCTTTAATTTTTGTTCAACCCCGTTAAAGTCAATTGCTATCTTTCTAGCTTCACTAATTAATTCATCGTCCATAATTATTTTTCCTCCAATAATCGGCCATCGAAAATGTAGGTTTTCGGCCAAAATAAAAAGACCACTCAATGAGTGATCTAATAAAAATCGGACCAACGCCACTAAAGCTCGCTAGTCCTACAAACAATGATTTGTTTTTTCCTATTGACGTGACCGTGATCGAACCGGCGACCTCCTGATTAAAGCGCTCTACCAACTGAGCTACACGTCTAAGTCACTGGAGTGGCACTGCCCCACTCACAAGGGTTCCGTGTGGTGTCACCCACCGATCATCAGTATACTCCCTCTTCATAGACCATTCCTGCGTCTTCTACTTCCGCCACAGTGACATAAAGACGGCACATGAACTTTAAAGTTGAGGAGCGTTTCTTCACATCCTCTTCTTTTATTTTTTGCGTGCCGCCATTAAATCCACCAAGCTAGACGTTTGTATGTTAAGAGGTATAAGGAGAAACTTCATGCCAATAAAGTCAGGTTGGGTCATCTGCTCGGTGGATTAATCACATTTATTTCACGCTATCATAGTAACACTTTTAATGTACACTCGTGGCGCCACAAACGCGCCCTACAACCAATCAATTACAACATCCACTCCAAAGATAAATACTGATAGCTGCTCAACAGCCTTTTTTATCCACTTCCCTATCGTCCTTCGATCAACAGCATATTTAGAAGCAATGTATTCATCAGCAAAACACTTAGGAAGCAGGTACTTCATGTTTAAAATATCATAGGCTCGCTCATCCTCTGCTTTTAGTTCAACTAAAGCCTTATCGACATGTTTCATTAATTTCGCTGTTTTCGCTTTATGTTCTAGTAGGCTATCTACGTCAAAGCGCCAGTCATTCCACATCGAAGCAAAATCTTCCTCGACTTGCTCCTCTACTATTTTGCAGTGAGTTTTTAATCTGTAGTAATTCCTCAAGAGTGTCCTTGTATTATGGTATGAATTGGACCTTAGCTCTTTTCGCCTTTGCTTAGTCGCTTCCACTAACCTAGCAACTACTTTCTCAGCGATCATATCTAGCTGAGATTCTGGCAGTTCATGTACTTGAATTTCCAAATCGTTTCCTCCCAATCAAATTATTCCCCAAAGTATTTGTTATACACATATTAACAGGTTTATCCACAATATGTCGTGGGAACCTATTTTCGCCTACAATATATTGTGTTTACTACATGATAGGCGACGTTGCCGGATCTATTCTATCCTTCCGTCCCATTGTTCTAATAAGCTTATGATCGCAGCAATATGAATAGAGTAGTCGCTTATACCTGCTTTCAAAATCCATTTTTGATGGTAAGTATAAGCAATGACACACCAATAATTCTTGCTAATTATTTGAGGCTTCCCTGTTTCCTTATTCCAACCTAAAACTAGTTCAGGAAATGTATCTTCGATTTTGTTCTTTATCTCATAAATTGTTAGTGCTCCCATCAGTTATTCCACCTCCAACAACTCTGGATTCTCGTAGATGTTTCCTATGACTTCGTACTGATAATCCTCTAGAACATCTTGATTGAATATGCGGCATTCCATATCATTATTTGGATTAATACAAACCAAACCAGAATGAAATCTTGACTTTCTTACAACGCAAACTTCATTATCATAATAATCAAATCCATTATGAACACTGACTTTCACTATATCCCCCTCAAAAATCTCAACGCCGTTATTGTCTTTCAGGCCTGTTGATTGAAGGAATATTAGGTTATCGAAATGAATGTCATAGCGATCACCGTTTTCCTGCTCGACGTATGCTATCTTATTTTCAAAATCAATGGATATGATACTAACTATCATCTCGTGGTATTTATCCCATGCCTTAAAATTCGGTATCATATAATTCACTTCCATTTACTATTTTTTGTTGTATAATATGTTTGAGCTAGATCACAATAGTTACTCTATAACCATTATGAATACCCCCTAGCTCACTGACCGCTGTCACCTCATATGACGCGGTCTTTTTTATGGTATAATTCAGACGAGCTAGATTCTTCCTTTTTAATTTCATTAAACTGAAAGCATATTTCAACTAGCTCAGAGACCGCTGCCACCCAATATGCAGAGGTCTTTTTCTATGCAATCGCTTCGTTTAGCTGAGAGGCTGAACGTTTTTTTATTCTCCCCCTCCCAGTTGATCATCACTCATTCCTCCGATTGGTATTTCTTAATTTTATCCTCGTAAATGGCAATTTCTTCTTTAGTCGCCGGAACTAGTCTATACGTGTCAAATCCAGTTCCAAAAAGGCAGTAGATATCCTTGTTATCCCATTGATACCAATCTCCCCATGCAAGCTGCGTTAATTCATCCTCTTCTAAAACATCGTTCCAAACATCATGTTTAGAAATTTTTATGATTTTTGCAAATGCTGGCGGGTTTGCATCAGACAATTTATAAATTTTCCCGATTTCGATATTCGGTATCATCATTCGCCCTCCTGATTGGTCAAGTCATTGAAAAGTTGTGTTGCCTTTTCTTCTCCTACTCTTAGACGACGCTTAACTGTGTTTTTTGTGAATAACTCGCCTTCTCCTGTTTCTTCAAACTCCCTTTTTAATGCTTCCATTTTTTTAAACTCTTCTTGAGTATATGTTTTCACTCGAATCATCCTTTCAAAAGTTACGTTATTGCTTCGGTTAGCGGAATTAATATCCAATAAGGTAAACCCCAAAAACAATTATGAAAGCTGCGCAAATGCCTAAAACCCATGTTTTAGTAGCTTCTTTGGTACCTATCTCCTTACAGGTCCATATATAGAACGCCAGTACCCAAATGCTTATAAGACTGTATCCCAGAATATTTTTCCAGTTCATTCCGCCGCCAACTTTCTTCCGCATTCATGGCAAAACTTCCGTCTGATATAAATACAAGTACCATCATCGTATCCTTCCGGGTAAGCTTTAATACGAATAGTTCTTCCTGTTGTATCAACGTGCACATAATCTTTGTTTTCTACTTCATGAATTGAACCGTCGCAATATTTACACATCTATTCCGCCACCTCTTCAAGCGCTTTAATAGTATCTAGGCCGTCCACTTCAACAAACTCGCCTGAGTCCATTAGAACAACCGCTTGCGCGCGTCTATTATCGGTGAATTGAGTTATTTGGATTAATGTGCCCAACTCGCCAGTAGACTCATACCTTTTTTCGATGTTATACCAGTGGCTTTGCGGTATGCTCTCATTCCCAAAAGCAAACTCATCCTTGACGCTTTTTTCAATCCTAGCTAACAGTTCTACTCTAATGTTCATTCCGCCACCTCTTTCACTGATTTCCACGAAATATTGTGGACTATATTGAACATTGTTGCGTTCGAGACGTGGTACTTTTTTCTTAGTTCCGCCTGACTCGCTCCAGATTTGTATTGTTCTCTGATTTTTAGTATTTCATCTTCAGAAAATTT